AAAAGGAGAATAAAATGGGAAATAAAATTTTTGAAGAAATAAAAGAAAAATATAAAAAATCAAATAAATATATGTTATGTTTAAGTTATGAAGATGTAGGAAACTTAATTCAAATGGTTGAAATGTTAGACAAAAAAATAAAACAAAAAGATGTAACAAAAAGATATGAAAATATGATAGAGGCGTTTGCATGTGATTTCAACTTACCTTTTAATTATAGTGATTTTACAATGTTTGATGATTTAAAAAGATTGATACAAAATAAAAATGAAAGACTTGTAAAAGATATTGAATTATTACAAGAATTTTCTTTTGGTATTAGATACGAAAATTTAAAAATAATTGATAACGGAACAAATTGGAGGGGATAATATGGAATTAAAAATAGAAGATAAACTACAAGAAATATATAAACATATTGAAATTGAAGTTGAATATTTAGACTTGCGAAAATATAAAATAAATGTTAAAATAAAAATAGGAAATTTAGAATATAAAAAAGAGATAATACATATATGGGACGCATATTATACATTTGATGTAAATATAGGAACAATATGTAATCAAATTGACAATTATATTTTAAAGATATTTAGAAAGGAGAATAAATACTATGACTAAAAGTGAATTTATACCAACAATAGCACCATTAGTAGTAGCAGAAAATAAAAAGAGGGGAAATCCTTTATTTTCATCAGTAGTAATCGCCCAAGCAATATGTGAAAGCGGTTGGGGACAAAGTAAAATAATGATGAAAGCAAATGCAATTTTTGGCATAAAAGCAACATCAAGTTGGAAAGGAAAAGTATATAATGCAAATACACAAGAGTGTTACGACGGAAGTACATACACAAATATTACAGCTTGTTTCAGAGCATACGACAGTTTAGCAGAAAGTATATCAGATTATTTCGACTTAATAACAAAATTAGAAAGATATAGAAAAGCAACAGTAGCAGAAACACCTTTAGAGTGTATCACAGCAATTAAAAATGGCGGATATGCAACAAGTCCAACATATATAAATACAATAATGTCAATAATCAATAGTAACAATTTAACGCAATATGACAATGCGGAAAATGTGAATAACTCTGTTGATAATTCAGAAAATTATGTAGAATATATAGTAAAAAGTGGGGACACATTATCAGAAATAGCAGAAAAATATAATACAACATATCAAAAAATAGCACAAGATAATAATATAGAAAATCCTAATTTAATATATCCAAATCAAAAATTAAAAATATATACAAATGTTTCACAAGGAACAAATGAAACAATATACATAGTAAAATCGGGGGATACATTATCAGAAATAGCGCAAAAATTTAATACAACATACCAAAAAATAGCAAAAGATAATAATATTTCAAACCCTAATTTAATATATCCAAATCAAAAGTTGGTGATTAAATAATGGCATTATTAGAAAGAACACGGGCAGTATGGGAATTATTGGGGTAATACTTACGACAGTTCGCAAGCATTAACATTAGAACAAGAGCAAGTAAACGCGCGTTATATATGGGCTTATTTACAAGCTAAAGGCTGGACTTTAAATGCAGTAGCTGGCGTATTAGGTAATATGCAAACTGAAAGTAGTATAAACCCTCGGGCGTTGGGAAAGTAACGTAGTAGGTGGAGACCCGACAGCACACGGATACCGGTTTAGTACAATGGACGCCATACACTAAATATACAGACTGGATAGTAAATCAAGGTTTTAGCGACCCGTCAGAAATGGACGCTAACTTATATAGAATAATTTATGAAGTAGAAAATAATATACAATGGATAGCGACCAGTAGTTATAATTATAGTTTTTATGAATTTACACAAAGTACTGATACACCATATAATTTAGCGCTAGCTTTTTTAGCAAATTATGAAAGACCAGCAGACCCAAACCAACCAGCAAGAGGAACGCAAGCCGAATACTGGTACGAATATTTAGGGGGCTTACCACCAGTACCAACAGTTACAAGAAAACGAAATAAATTTCCTTGGGCTGTATTAACAAAAATAATAAGAAATAAACGAACATTTTTAAAAAAATGTTCGTTTATTTATTGACAAATTTAATTTTTTATGCTTATAATTTTAATAGAAACTAACGAGAAAGGAGATAGAAATGGATATTGCAACTCTTTTAGGAAGTTATGCGTTTCCAGTTGTCGCGTGTCTTGGTATGGCTTGGTATGTTAAATATATTACAGATAAGAACTCAAAAGAAACATCAGAATTAAATGCACAGCACACAAAAGTTATGCTAGCATACAAAGACGAATTAAAAGACGCTATAAACAATAATACAGTAGTAATGCAACGATTATGCGATACAATGGAAGTAAAAAACACAAGAACAAAGAAAAGTAAAAAAGGAGAGGAGGAGACAGAAAATGAAGCTTAGTAAAGAAGATTTAAAAGCAAAAGTAAATGAAATTGTAACAGATAACGACATTGCAATACAATTACTAGAAGATATCGAGGACAGTATGGAAGTTGGCGAAGTAGATACATCTAAAATAGATGAGTTACAAGCAAAACTTGACGATTTACAAGAAAAATACAAACAAAGATTTTTAAAAGGCGACGACAAAAAAGACGTCGAAGACAAAAAAGAAGAAGTCGACGAATTAGAAGAAAAAGAAGTAATCGACATAAAAGAAATTTAATTATAGAAAGGTAGGAAAATAAAATGGCTTTAAACAAAGTTTTAAAAGTTAATAACGATAGCGAGCTTTTATCATTTATTATAAATACTACACCAGAGCTAGCAAGTGAAATAGATTTACCAGTACAAGGCGAAAGCATAGCGCCAATAGGTAAATTGATAATGTCAAATGAAAGATATAAAAATGCTTTCTTAAATACAATAAATTTAATAGGTTTAACTGTAATTGATAGAAATTACTGGGATAACCCATGGGAAGTTTTTGCGAACAGGGGTACTTTACCTTATGGGCAAACAGTTAGAGAATTAATAGTAGATATAGCAAATGTTTATGATTATAACGAATTTGCAAATGACGTAGACCATTTCTTAGAAAATGTAGTACCAAACGTGTATAATTATCTACACGAAATCAATTATCAAAAATTTTATAAAACTACTACATCAGATGAACAAATGGCAATGGCTTTCAATACAGAAGGTGGCTTATTCGATTTAATCGAAAAAATAGTAGGTTCTTTATATGAAGGATATAAATACGATAAATATATAGCAGATAAATATATGTTATGTAGAAGAATTATAGACGGAACGATAACAAGTGTTAAAATAGATAACTATGCAAAATTAACACCTAGACAAAGAGTAGCAAAATTAAAATCTATTTCAAACTTAATGACTTTCAGAAGTCCAAACTATAACCCAGCTGGCGTACGTGTATCTACTCCATTTGATAAGCAAATAGCAATTATCAATACAGATTTTGAAGCTGATATGTCAACAGATGTTTTAGCAACATCTTTCTTCAGAAATGAAGCAGAAATGAAATCAAGAAGTGCATTAATTGACGGTTTCGGAAATCACGACGAAGCAAGATTACAAGAATTACTTGGAGACGCATACATACCATTTACAAAAGCAGAATTAACTGCACTTGCAAATATACCAGCAGTAATAATAGACGAGGAATTTTTCCAAGATTATTCTTACGCAATGGATAATAACGCAGATACTAAAATGACTGACTTCTATAACCCTGAGTCATTAAAAAGAAATCACTGGTTACACACATGGAAAGTTTTATCAACTTCGCCTTTTAAGGGAGCCGTAGTTTTTACTACTGATACACCAGCAGTAACAAGCGTATCAGTTAACCCTAGTGAAGTTTCAGCAAGCGCTGGATTAGATGTGCAATTACAAGCAGTTGTTACAACTACTGGTTTTGCTAATAAAGCTGTAACTTGGAGTATTTCACAAGACCCGGAAACAGACCCAACTAAAAAAGCAACTGTTGATTTAAACGGAAAAGTACATATTCCAGCAGGACACGTAGCAACAACACAAGAACAAGCTACTACACTTGTAAAAGTAAAAGCTACATCAGTATATGATACTACAAAATCAGGAGAGGCAAGTATAACAGTTCTTTAATAATTAAAACGGCTGGATAAAAAATAATCTAGCCGTTATTATTTTACAAGAAAGGAGTAAAACAATGAAAAAAAAGTTGATAAATTCGCAGTTGTCTAATTTCAAAACTTATGAAATGTATAAAAGACAATTACTTACACTTGCCGAAAATGTTTTTGAATTTTCAAATATGCCAAAATATATTGATACAGCATATTTGAACAAAACACTTTTAAGACAAGGAAGTATAGCATTTTTTGTAGACGAAGTTTTAGGACTTTTAGCTTTACCATACCAAAATATTGGTAAATTAGACGTTTACGGTAGACCAACAAGCATACAAGTAATATCACAAAATGGATATAGTAAATTTATTAGAAGTCAAGAGGATTTTGTTATAATGTATGACAATAACGGGCGTTATCCATTATGGTTAGATATATTACAATATGCAGAGCGTATCGCGTTAGATACTAGAACAACAGACATAAATATTGCACAACAAAAAACACCTAGATTTTGGAAAACAAAATCAGAGAAAGTAAAATCAATACAAGATTTAGTAAATAATGTAGACGGCATGGAAAATACAGTAATTGCCTATGAAGATTTAGACTTGGACGATACAACGTTAGTACTTGCACCCGCTCCATTTGTAGCAGATAAAATAGACTTGCACAAAGAAAAAGACTGGAACGAATTTTTAAGACTTATAGGTATAGCAAATATGAATTTTCAGAAAAAAGAGCGTAACATAAAAGACGAAGTATTAGCAAGTCAAGGCGGAACAGTAGCCAGTCGTTATAGTCGTTTTGAGCCTAGACAAAAAGCGATAGAAGAAATAAACGAAAAATTTAAAAATAAGATTTTAATAAATGGAAAGCCAGCAATAGAAAAAGAAATAGAAGTAAAATATTATGACGGCGTACCAACTACTGAAAAAGAAGTAGAAGAATACGACGTAGAAAGCGAGGGCGAAGATGATACCATATTATAACGGATTATTTATGTTTTATCCTTTTTTACCGCCAAATTGTAATTTACCACCTACAATATATACAATATTAGAAAGCATAGTAAATCCCGATGTAGATTTAAACGACCCAGCTCCAGAAGTAAAAATAAAAGATTTAGCAAAAGCTGGACGTAGTACAATATTTGATTTTTATTATCCGCTTAGTTCTAATATTAAAAAGGAAGACTTTGAAACAATGATTTTAAATCACTTTTTAATGCGTAGAATAGGTTTTGAAACAGTAACAGCTTTTCGTATTCAATTAGATGTAAAACTAAACGAAATTATGCCTTTGTATAATAAAATGTTTGACGCATTGGAAAATTGGGAAATATTTAACGACGGCGAAGTAACTACAAGAACTGGAAAAGATAATAGAACATCAGAAAGTACAAATAATACAAGTAATCAATTAACTAATCATAGTACTACATCTACAAATGATATATCAGATAGACGAAATAGTGAGTTACCTCAAAATCAGTTAGAAGATTTGCGTAACGGTAGTTATGTTACGAATTATAATTATGATACAAATACAAATAATGGCGAGGATAATTCTACAAGTCAAGGAACATCACAAGCACAAAATAACGGAACAGACATAAACGAATATAACGAAACTATAACGCGTTCGCCAGCAGATAAAATAGCAATTTTAAAAGAAATGCAAGAAAATATAAAATCAATATATACATTGATATTTAAAGATTTAGAGTGTCTTTTTTATCAGTTAGTATAAAGAGAGGAGAAAAAAATGAATAAATTTGAGTATAAAAATTTAACACCATTTAAATGGTTTGTATTAGAAAATTTTCCTTATATAGAAGCAGACTTTGACGCTTTAACAGACTGGCAATTATTCTGTAAATTAGGAAAAGAAATGAATAAAATAATAAATAATGAAAATGCTTTGGGTACTCAAGTAGAAAATGTTACAAATGCCTTTATAGAATTACAAAATTATGTAAATAATTATTTTGATAATTTAGATATACAAGAAGAAGTAAATAAAAAAATTGATGTACTTATAAATGAAGGAAAAATAAAATTAGATTTAGAACAAACATATAATGAAACAGAAGAAAGTTTAGTATTATATGGAATTATGAGGGAGGTTTAATATATGAGTGATTTTAAAATATTAAATGGTTTTTACGTAAAAGACGAAAAAGCAAGACCCGTAAATAGTGTTTCAGAAATGAAGGCAATTTCAAATTTAGTTTCCGGAAACATAATCAGAACAGTTGGTTATTATTCAGCTAATGACGGGGGCGGAGCTACTTATATAATAAGAGAAAGACTAGAAACAGACGTCGAAGATTTAGGAGTAATCCATTTTATAAATGATAATTTGGTTGCCGAAATGATAATAAACGATAGTGTAAATGTTAAGCAATTTGGTGCAAAGGGCGACGGAGTAACAGATGATACTACACAAATGCAAAATGCTATCGACAAATGTAATATTTTAAATTTTGATGATAGCACTTATTTGACAACAGGATTAAATTTAAAAAGCAATTCAATTATTATATTTAATGATACATCATTAAAAATGAAACCTAACAATTTAAGCACTTATGGAGTATTAAAAATAAATAATATAGAAAATATTAATATTTATGGTTTTGTTAAATTGATAGGGGATTATTTAGAACATACAGGCGAAACGGGAGAATTTGGACACGCTTTATCAATTATAGGTAGTTCAAATGTTAATATAGAAAATGTACAATGTTCTTATGGTTGGGGCGACGGTTGTTTTATAGGTCCAACAGATGATTTATTAAATAATCCTATTAATATAATAATTAATAATTTAGTATGTCATCATAATAGGAGAAACGGTTTGTCTATTACATCAGGTTCTAAAATAATCATTAATAATTTAATAACATATAATAATGGTGGTACTTCGCCTAACGGTGGTTTTGTCATTGAGCCATATAATGCAAATAATATTATAGATGTAACTATTAATAACATTTATAGTTATTCAAATGGAAAAACAGGAACTGGCTATCAGTGTTTTATCTCTAACGCTTACACAGATAAATATAATGTAAAAATTGGTACTTTAAAATTAGACGGAGTGCTTTCAGTAACAATATCTAAAGAAAAATCAATCGTTAATATTGATGATTTAATAGAAAATATACAATCAACTCAAACACAGAGTGTGCTAATAATGACAATGTATGGATTAATAAATATAAAAAACTGTTTAATTGATATAAGTAACGCTCCTTTATTAACAGATAAGAATTTAATATATAGCGAAAAAATGTTAAACACATTTATTGATAATTTATCAATAATTAATAATGGGCAAAGTAATCCTTATTTTATAACAAATTCTAGCAATATTAGTAATTTCAATATTAACAATTTAAATTATATTGGATTATTGAAAATATCTAGCACAAGAACTACTAATATTCATATTAGTAATATAATAAAAAGAAGTAAAACATTGACAAGTGGGGACAAAGTGATTTATCCTTTTATGAACAATATTATTATTAGTGAAGAAATAGCATCTATTAGTTACAACGACATTGCACAATATGACGGATATGAAATGAACATATATAATTCTAATCAAGAAACAACCTGTACATTTTCATTAAATAATGACAGATTTTTATATAATGGTTCTAAAGTATATTCAATTTCCTTACCACCTTCATCTTATGCAAAAATAAGATTTGATTTATTCTCACATTTATATGTTGTTGAATATTTATATACAAATTCATAATTAAATAGAAAGAGAGGATATATCCTCTCTTTATTTTTGTTTCACATTAAACAATACTATTATTCAAGTTATAATTTCCTACATTTGCGTGATTATGCCATATAGTAACACCTCGTCTACAAGCATTATTTATAGTATCCATAAATTTTGAAGGTACTTCTCCGTATCCTATTTCTTCGCTTGCTCCTATTTCTACATAATTCCAATACATACGTCCAGTTATGTTAGGCATTGCAAGAGATTTTATAGCATATCCAAAACGAGTGAAGTAATCATCAATTATTTTTAAATATTCTGTTTTTACTCGCATTTGTCTAAAACTAAACATATTTCTATTACAAGCCCATATTACATCGCCGTTAGCTTGGCCGCCACTAATATTAGGAAGTAATGAAGCTTGATAAAATTGTCCTATTGTATTACCTATATTTCCAGCTACGCTCATTACAGCCCCAGCAAGTGCCGGTGCAGTAGCTCCGCCAGTCGCAATAGTTCCCGCAATAGCTCCAGCTGTTAATCCTAAACTTACAGCCATATTAACGCTGTTTTGTGTTAACCAATTTGTAAATGCGTCCGAACTCCAAGCACAAGTCGGATATTTTCCAAGTGCCAAAGCTTCGTCATCATTTGTCGCCATACCTTTATAATTCTTAGGTACAATTCTACCACTTCCACCAATAGCAATGCTAAATTGATTTTCAAAAATACATTTTTCAGTATTAAAATCTTCATATTTATATATATTGTTGCTACCTTGATTATTGCTAACAAATATATAATTGTATGGATATACAAAACATTTATTATTTTTTGGTGTGTAATCAGAAAAAGAAGTTATTTTGTCTATTTCTGTATTAAATTTTTCAGGCGACATATCATAACTCATAGTATAAAAACTAAACGTATTTTTATCACTTATAACTTTTGCACTATGACTTTGTAATTTACTTTGGTCTATTGCTACATCGGGTAAAATAAATATGTTTTGTACATCTTCTATATGACCGTCGGCATTTGTACGAAGTAATAATGATACTAAATCTTTGAAACTAGATAAAGCTGTAATATGAAAGAAAAATAGTTGTGTTCCAAATACTGTATTATCATATACCGTAATACCTGCGTATTGTGTACCTTTGTCGCTTTCTAATAGTTCAGCCCCCGAGCTTCCGTCTTTTATTTTCCAGTTACTCGCAACAGCTATCCAATAACCTAAATTATTGCCATACGCTATATCTTCTGTTATACTTTCTTGTACTACCTCGCCTACATCTAAATTTTCTGGTATTGTATGTAAACCTATTGTATCGTCGTTTACGTGTTGTCTGTTTATGAAACAAACTTTTTTCTTCCATTTATCAAACCAAGTTGACCAAGCGTCGACAGTAAAAGTAATTTCTGTATTTTTATCGCCTTTGTATATTACATCATCTATCCAAGCAAAAAACCATTTGTTAGAATAATCAGGATTTTGAAAAGCTATATAATTTGCTTGTAAACATTGTGCGTATGTAAATCCAGCCATTATACTTCCAGTAGGGCGTAAAAATGAGTAATTATCAGCTTGAGCAACTAAATTAGCTTGACAAAGTTCTAACATTTGTGCTTCACTATACGAAAGTACATTTGTATATTGTCTGTCAATATGTATGTTTTTTACTAATAAAATTTTACTATTCATTTTTTATCTCCTTATTTGAAAATCTATAACTTGCTTAAAATCTGTTCCGCACATATCACTTGAGTAGAATATTTTATTTTCCTTGAACGTCATAAACAAGTTACGAAGTTTATCATTTTTTATTGAGATATTATAAATATCTCTTTGCCAGTATCTCGATACTTTTATTATATCAGAAAATACAATTATTTTATTTGAAAATTCTTTATAGTATGGACGTATAAACCATATAGGGCTATTTTTTATTTTTTTATCTACTAAATATTCACATAAAAATTTGAAACTTTGATATTGAAATCCAAAACGATATAATACATTATATTCTTTATAACTTTTTGGTAAATGCGGTTGCGGATGTGTTTCCCAAGCTCCCGTATTTATCATTTTTGCGTTTGTTCCTATTGTTCCAGATGTTTGACCCGTTGACATACAATACTCTAACGCAATTTTAATTGGCGGATTACCTTCTACTACGTCAGGTATTTCTTTTACTACTATTGTTCCTTGTTTTTGTGAACTTATTAAACTATGTAATCCCCAGTCGTTTATATAAGGACATACTCTCGATATTGTATTACCTACAAGCCATAATCTAACTACAAGCCTTTTTCTGTCTACTGTTGCATAAAAATTCATTAGTTTATTACTTTCATTAGGTAGATATGTACTACGGCTCATAAATTCTTCAAATATTATATCTTCTACGTCTAAATAACTTGCACCAGCATAATTCTGCTCTGTTGATAAAGCTACTACATATCCTATTTTTTCAAATCGTTTTGTTTTTCCCGTTTCATTATCATACACCGATAAATATAAATTTTTTCTATATAATGTTATACAATTATATTTTCCTTCTGTTAATTTTGCTACGTCTACATCTTGAAAATATTGTTCTATTTTCTCAGATGTTATTTCCTCACGTAATCTACGCATTAAAATAAATCTTTTGCCAGTTTTTAAATATTTTTCTACGGCTTTTTTATGTTTTACTTGATAGCTTTTTCCATTGGAACGTTCGCCGTATATCAAGTTAAATCTTGCACCGTATCGCGTCTATTTTATCTAAGTTATAATGGACTATTTTTTTATTCGCCATTGTTATTTTCTTCCTTTATATATAATCTTGCAATTTGATTTTCGATTTCTTCTCTTACAGCCTTTGCCTTTTCGTCTTTTAGTCTATTCGTTAGTAGTCCTCCTCTGTCTACTTTTGTTTTTTTACACGCGCCCGATACTGTTATTTTTGAAAATTTTTTAATAAATTCTAAATCTTTCACTTTCTCACTCCTTATATTTTGCACGTTTACTAGAATTATCAGAAATTAAGTCGGCATAGTCTAGCGCTTTCCCTAGTATGTATGTTGTCGGAACAATACAACAACCGGCTTTTGTCTTCTACTGTATATTCGTTTCCTTGATAATCTATTATAGTACATTTTTCTTGATTTTCGCAATACATTAGCAAATTTTTATTTGTATATTTAAAATCAAATACGAAATTGTCTTTAAATTCTGATAAATTCTTTAATCCTAACGCTCCGCTTTTTGGTACTCCTGCTACTGTTATTTCTAATACTTTTGCTTTATTACCTTTTATTTCTTGTACATTTGTATCTTCTTTTATCTTTTCTTTGTCTATCCATTTTGTGTATGCGTATTTTTTAGCCCCTTGCGTTATAAACTCGTCGTATTGTCCGTCGTTATCGAATACCCCTAATATATGACGTTCTCCTTTACTGTCTTTCGGACTAAATTTTTCATATGGTATATCTAGTAATTTACTTACGTGTTTTAATTTTTGTATTACAAATTTGTTATATTTTTCTATTACTGTTTTGTCGTATCCTTCTTTTAATTTCATACTATCAGTATCGCAATATACTACATATTCGTCTAATTGTATTACATTTTTTAATAAATTAGAACGGGCAAACGCAGTAACCCAAACACCATACGCAAAACTCAAAAAAGCTTTTTTCTTTTCTTCATTTAATTTTGCTATTATTTCTGCGTTTTCTAATTCTCGTTCCGTCCAGTCTAATTCATTATCATATAATACTTCATCACGTATCATATTAGTAACACTCATACCATACAAAGCATTGAATTTATTTTTTTCTTTTGCATATTCTACCTCCATACCTTCTACGTTTTTATATTTTGTTTTATTTACATACTTTTCTAAGACAAATTCTATAAATTGTTTTGGCAAATAATCGTATAAACTATAATAACTTTCTTTTATTTCGTAACTATCATATTTATATGTATCTAATATAAAATAAAAGTCAACATCTGTTAAAGTTATTGTTATGCTTTCAGCTTCTATAATTCTTCCATTATCATATACACCTTTTACAATTTTACTACATTTACTTTGCGAAATAAAATTATTATAATATTTACATTTTATGTTTTTAAATTCTACTACTAATAAATATGCAAATCTTGATAACATTTGATTTTTATTTTTTATATTACATTTTTGAAATTCAGTAGACGGGAATTGATGTGATACTAATATATATGGATAACTAGATGTAAAATCCCAGCTTTCTATATTTCGTTGTATCTCATCTGTATAAATCCAATTAGCGTGAGTATATCCTCCAGCAAAAGCCTCTTGTAATAAATTATATACGTGCGGATTTATATTAATAGATTTTTTTACTTTTCTTTTATAATCCCAGTCATTAGATACAAGCTCTTTTAATTCTCGCCTAACTTTTCCAGTACTTGTAATTGGTATTTTATCTACTCTTGTATATGTTTCTAATTCTCTTTTTATATAATAATATATAACTAAACAATCATACTCACAATATCCTAATTCTTTTTCTGTTAAAGTTGTTGCTGGCGTTCTTAATAATGTATAGTCTAAATCGCCTACTTTCTTTTCTACTGGTAACATAAATATTTTTGGTAGTAACTTTAATGCACAATTTGACATCATATAAGTACATCGCATTTCTATATTAAAATCTTCCATTTCACATTTCATAACCTTATGCTTTTTTCGTGCTACTACATTTTTAAATTTAAAAATACTTTTTAAATATTGAAATTCAAATGAAAGATTATGTATAAAAACTATTTTTTTATTGCTATTATAATAATCTAATCGTACTAAAAAGCTTTTTAAATCTTCCCAAGTTCTACCGTAATAAACTTCATCATTTATAGAAAACATCCATATATACATACAACTTCTAAATTCCGCGTCTTTTTGTTCTTCCTCTGTTAAATCTAAATATTTAATAGCTGGTAGTACTTTTCCATTTAAAATTAAATAGCTTGACGTTTCTATATCAAAAGAATATATTGTATTGTCTACTTTTTTTCTCTCGCCTACTATATCTCCGAAATGATATTGAAATTCTTTAAAATATTTCATATTTTATAACTCTTTTCTTTTATCGTTTATAGCATTCATTAAATAATTGTATTCTTGCTCTTTGATTTTTCCCTCGGATAATAAATTACTTACTATACTTTCGACTTCTTGTAAATCATATTCACTTGTAGCACTTGCTATAAGCTCTAATACATTACCATATAACATTTCTAACTCGTTTGAATCTTCATTTCCTCGATAAATATATTTTGCGTAAATTTTTCTTAGTATATTTTCCATTGATGTTCCTCTGTTCCATTTCTTTATACTTTCCATTTGACTAGCAAATGTAGAATAATCATTTTGTTTCTCTCTTGCTTCTTCTATTACCGATAATACATCAGACCCGAGGTATAAAATTCGTTACGCTATTTACTTCTTTATCTTCAAAAAAGTTAATCAATGCTTCCGCTTCCTCGTATGATATATCCGAAACATCAGTACTAAATCTAGTTTTTAATGTTTTAATAGCTTTTTGTTTAGCTTTCTTTATTCCTCTTTTAGTACTAATACTACTATTTAAAAATTTATTTGTTTCTTTTATTGTTGCTTTCATTTGTGTAACTGTCATAGATTTATTAGCTTTAACACGTCCAGAAATAGTCCAAGCTTGCAACGGTTCGGTTGCAAGCTTTTCTTTTAAATATTTTGTAGCCCAAGTATCTTTCCCAAACTCGCGTTCTAACCTTACTATACGTTGATTAGCTTTTTTACTTAATTTTTTTAATTCGTTAAATAACTCTTGTTCTTCTCGAGTTAGCTCTTTTTTTACCCTAGGCATATATATTCTCCTTTACTACAAATTAAAATGGTAAATCGTCTGTTATTTCTTCATTTTTTGTAGTTTCTTCTTTTTGTTCTGTTTTTTCTTCTTTTTTGTTGTTTCCTAATACAGGTACTGCTTTATATGTTTTTCCTTTTTTTGTTTTTACTTCGACTAATCTTACGCTTTCTACTTCTCCGAAATAATCTACTACGCTTTCTGTAAAGATTTCGCTACCGCTTGATACTAACCCGTATTCTTCTGTATCAAAGTAATTTATATCAAACTCTTTTTGGTCTGTTACAATATGACATTTTGCATATCCTGTTATTTTAGCTTCTACGCCTACTAACACTGATAATTTGATAGCTGTTAAATCTCCTTTCTTTGCCATTTTTTCGAATAATTCGTTGTCGCAAGTTCCTTTCTTTTCGTTTACTGTTACTTCATACTTTCTTGTTTCCATTTTATTTCCTCTTTCTTGCTATTAGGTTGCAAACCATAAATTTTCTAGCTTTCATAAGATATAGCTATAACTTTCAATACTTATGTATTGGCGTTTTCACTAGGACGGCTCGTCGCTCATAACCGAAATACTATATACGTATTAGTATGTTTCCCAACCTCTTACAACCATTCGAAAGGTTAGTCCCGTTTTACTTTTTATGATAGGTTACTGCCTATCTCCTTTCGACACATTAATAATACTACAAATTGTATAAGATGTCAAGCATAATTTAAAAATATTTTCAACAAAATGTTGTATTACATAATGCAAATA